GCTGCTAAAGTGAACGCAGCATTTGACTTCCACATCATCAACACTGGTGGCACAAACGCCGCTACTGTTGTGGTTGGTACAGGCTGGACCATCGTTGGTACAGCCGCAGTCTCTGCCAACACATCTGGTCGGTTCCGCGCCCGTAAAACAGGTGATGGTACTTGGACACTGTATCGCGTGGCCTAAACCTAAACGGGGGCTTCGGCCCCTGTTTTTAAGGAAACAATCATGACCTCTAACACCAAACCAACTGGCGTTGCTTTTGAAGACCAAGACATCATCGGGTCTAACTTTGTGCTGTCTGGTGGCGAGTTGGGTTACACCGCAGAAGCAAGCGGCACAGTGACCCAATCGACAAGCAAATCGACTGGCGTGACTTTGAACAAGTCTGCTGGTCAGATCACAATGAACAACGCTGAGTTGGCTAACGCCACGAACGTCACGTTCACTTTGACCAACAGCAGCATTAGCGCAAAGGACGTTGTGGTTCTGAGCGTTTCTTCTGGTGCTACTGCTGGTGCATACAACTGCTGGATTTCCGGCAAGTCCACTGGAAGCTGCACAATCACTTTGCGCAACTTGTCGGGCGGCGCGTTGTCCGAAGCGGTTGTCATCAACTTTGCAGTGATCCACGTACTGTAAATACAAACGGGGCTTCGGCCCCGTTCTTCAATATGCAAATTTACCTTCAACACCCCGTTCATGGCCGCAAAATTGCATCAATGGAGGCCGAGGCCACATTTGATGAAAAAAATGGCTGGGTGCGCTACAATCCTGACACGCCTTCAGAGCCTGAAGAAGCGGCTAACACGCTTGTGGTAAAGCGCAAATACACCCGTAAGGCTGAAACCGAAGGAGTCTGACATGGCAACGTACACCGCTGGCGATCAAATCAACAGGGCGCTGCGCCTGCTCGGTGTACTTGCAGAAGGCGAATCGCCATCAGCCGAAACATCCCAAGACGCCTTGATGGCGATGAACCAAATGATCGACAGTTGGAACACAGAACGTCTGTCTGTGTTCTGCACCCAAGATCAAGTTTTCACCTGGCCCGCTGGCCTTGTCTCCCGCACGCTGGGTCCCACTGGCGACTTTGTTGGCCTGCGCCCCGTGTTGCTGGATGACTCCACGTATTACCGCGACCCCGGCACCAACGTGTCGTTCGGCGTCAAGTTCATCAACCAGCAGCAGTACAACGGCATCGCGGTCAAGACCGTGACATCAACGTACCCGCAGGTCATCTTCGTCAACAACACGTTCCCAGACGTCGAGATGTACGTCTACCCACGCCCCACACGGGACTTGGAGTGGCACTTCGTGTCTGTGCAAAAACTCGACAACCCGGCTGGCTTGGCCACGGTGTTATTCTTCCCGCCTGGATACCTGCGTGCGTTCACGTACAACTTGGCGATGGAAATTGCCCCCGAGTTTGGCATCGAGCCAAGCCCACAGGTGCAGCGCATCGCCATGACCAGCAAGCGCAACTTGAAGCGCATCAACAACCCTGACGATGTGATGTCGCTGCCGTACGCCATTGTGGCGACACGCCAGCGCTTCAACATCTACGCCGGTAACTACTGATGAAGTCGCCGATCCTTGGGTCCAGCTACGTTGCCCGCAGCACCAACGCTGCGGACAACCGCATGATCAACTTGTTCCCCGAGATTGTTCCCGAGGGCGGCAAGGAAGCGGCGTTCTTAAACCGTGCGCCCGGTCTGCGCCTGCTGGCTACCGTGGGCACCGGCCCGGTACGGGGGATGCTGGATTCGGGTCAATGGCTGTACGTTGTGTCGGGCAGCGAACTGTACAAAGTAGACCAGAGCTATGCGGCCACGCTGATCGGCGTTGTGAGTAACACTGGCCCTGTCTCGATGGCGTCCAACGGCACCCAGTTGTTCATCGCGGCCAACGGTCCGAGCTACGTCTACAACTCGGTCACCAACGCTTTTGTTGAGAACACAGCGTTCCCACGGGCGCAGACGGTCACGTTCATCGACGGCTACTTTATCTTCAACGAGCCCAACAGCCAAAAGTTCTGGGTCACCGAGTCCTACGATGGCACGGTCCTTGAGGGGTCCAGCGTTGCCAACGCCGAAGGCTCCCCGGACGGGCTGGTGTCGCTGATCGCCGACCACAACGAACTGTGGCTGTTTGGCGGCAACTCGGTCGAAGTCTGGTACGACGCCGGTCTACCGCCACCAGGACAGCCATTCCAGCGCATCCAGGGCGCGTTCAACGAGATTGGCTGCGCTGCCACGTACTCGGTAGCCAAGCTGGACAATTCGCTGTTCTGGCTGGGCGCAGACGCCCGAGGCAAGGGCGTTGTCTACCGGGCCAACGGCTACACCGGCCAGCGCGTGTCCACGCACGCTGTTGAGTACGCTATCGCACAGTACGACAACATCTCGGACGCCATCGCCTACACGTACCAGCAAGAAGGTCATTCTTTCTACGTGCTGACGTTCCCATCGGCCAACGCCACCTGGGTGTATGACGCCTCGACACAAGCGTGGCATGAGCGCGGTAGCTGGGCCAGCGACAGTTTTATCCGTCACCGTTCAAACTGCCGCGCTGTGTTTAACGGCGAAGTGGTTGTCGGCGACTTCCAAAGCGGCAACATCTACGCATTTGACTTGGATGTCTACTCGGACAACGGCGGCGTCCAAAAGTGGATTCGTTCGTGGCGGGCGCTGCCCACCGGTCAGAACAACTTGAAGCGCACAGCGCAGCACTCCATGCAACTTGATTGCGAGGTAGGGTTTACCCTGCCTCCTGTCAGTGAGCCGGTGTTTTTGGCGACTGAGGACGAGAACGACATCATCACCGAGTCGTATGACTTCCTGATTGACGAGAACGATGTGACGGTCAACCCGCAGCCAGTGGTGCTGCTGCGCTGGTCCGACGATGGTGGGCACACTTGGAGCAACTACCACGGCAAGGACATGGGCACCACGGGCCAAACTGGCAAGCGAGTGATCTGGCGGCGCTTGGGTATGACCATGAAGCTGCGTGATCGGGTGTATGAGTTGTCAGGTACGGACCCCGTTAAGATCGCCATCATGGGTGCAGAACTGATCCTATCGCCGACAAATGCTTAACGCCAACACCAATATCCCATCGAGTAGGGTGCCGTTCATTGACGATCGCACCGGTCTGATGTCGCGTGAATGGTATCGGTATTTGCTGGCGCTGCTGAACTCTGACATCAGTTATGTCCCGCCAAACAATCCTGCGCCCGTGCCATTGACGGGCTCCCCGCTGGTGTACGGCAACACGACTGAGCGCCCCATCGACATAATGATCAGTGGCGGCGGTGTCATCAAGGTCGAGTTTCAGCGTGGCACTGGTGCAAAATTCAACACCGGGTCATACTACGGCATGTTTAGTTTATCCCCCGGCGATGCCCTGACCATCACGTATTCAGGCACGCCCACTATTACGGCGATTTCGAGGTAGCAATGCCAACAATATTGACGGATAATTGGAGCAAGGACTTTTAATATGTGGAACTTCATTATTCCCGCCGCCGCCGCGCTGATTGGCGGTCGTAAATCGGCAAAAGCTGCCCAAAGGGCGGCAGACACCACTGCGTCTGCCGCAGACCGTGCGACTGATCTTCAGCGTGAGCAATTTGAACGTCAGGTTCAATTGCAAGAACCCTACCGTCAAGCCGGTGTTAACGCACTTGCAAAGATGGGCACGGGTTTTACAGGCGAAGTCAACTTGATGGAAGACCCTGGCTATGCGTTCCGACTTGAGCAAGGTCAGAAAATGTTGGAGCGCAGCGCTGCGGCCCGTGGTGGTCTGATCAGCGGCAACACTGGCGGTGCCTTGCAACGGTTTGGTCAAGGGCTTGCCTCGCAAGAATACCAAAATGCGTATGACCGGGCGCTAGGTCGATACAACACGACTGCTGCTCTTGCTGGCATTGGTCAAACTGCGACCAACCAGTTAGGCGCAGCGGGCGGTAATTACGCAAACACCGTTGGTAACATTGGCATGGGTCAGGCAGATGTCGGCGCAAATGCGTTGCTGGCTGCTCAACAAGCCCGGTCAAGTTCATACGGTCAGGTCGGCAATGTCCTTGGTCGATATTTGGGTGGCAAGTCGTCCGGTTCCTATATGAGCGAACCATACCCCGGCTACAACAACGAAATTGGGTTAAGGTAAGGACGAATCATGGCAGTCAATTTCAATCTCTTGCGACAGACTGGTCCTGCAAACTTCTACGAGGGGTTTACCCAAGGTCAGGAAGAACAGCGAACCAACGCGCTGACTCAGCAGAAAATGGCTCAAGAGCAAGACATGAATGCCTTGCGCCGCCAGCAAGCTGAGTTGCAGATGCAGCAAACTCGCGGAACGATTCAGGACCAAGAATCGGCGCGGCGCAATCAAATTGTTGCTCAAAAAACAAGCATGTTTCGTGATCGACTGCTTCGTGCGCCCACGCCAGAAGCTGCCCGTGAACTGGTGAAGATGCAATATGCTGACCCCGATGTTGGCGGTCTGCTGTCGCAATTCGGTTCATTGGAGCAAGCGCTTGCTGAAGTTCCTAGCGATCCTGCGCAATTTGAGCAATATCGCCAGCAAGAGGCGATGGGTATGTCCGAGTGGATGAAGTCGCAGATGCCAAAAATAACGCCCACTGGTGATGTGTACGATCCTGCAAACCGCAGTTTCATTCGCAAGCCTCAAGCTACGCCTGCGCCTGCTGCGCCTAGCGCGCCTGTTGCTGTTATGGGCCCAGACGGCAAGCCGCTGTATGTAAGCCGTGAGCAAGCTATCGGCATGACACCGTTTAGCCCCGCTTCTGTCAAATTCATTGGTGGCGGCGCGGGTGGCAGCACCCCTCGTGCTGGTGGCGGGATGCCTAAAGCGCCATCGGGGTATCGCTATACGCCGACTGGTGACTTGGAAGCCATTCCCGGCGGTCCTGCCGCTGCTGGACCAAATTTGACACCAAAGGACATTCAAAAACGGGAAGCATCTCTCCC